CGTCATTTTGGCGGATCTACCAATCGGTAGCCAACCCAGAGGAGCACTCTTTTCCATTTAGGCTATAATTCTAATCATTCAGTTAGAATTGTTTGTCTAACTAAAGGAGTAATGAACCTTTAGAGATTAGAGTTCTCACCTAGAGAGGGATCTCTAGAAATGAGATTAGTAAGAGCTTATTCCAGTAGTGAATGCTACGAAATAAACTTGGGTTTGTTAGCCCAGATTCTACAATCTAGGAGGTGAAACTCTATGAAGACTGATAAGAAATCAAATCTTCACAAAGTGGCCAATAACACATCAAAGAACATTACGCTCTATGATGGGCCATCTATGTCCCTTGTATACGATTCTTTTATGGATTGTATAAAGGATTTAATTAATGATTTAGGATTAAACCCTAATCAATTTCAACTTAAAAAGATAGAATTATATCTATCTAAGTTCTTAAAGGCATTCAGAGACGAATCTGAATCTAAAATTTCAGGATCCGAAGTTAAAGAATTTGCAGATCTTTGCAAAGCTCGTCGAAGTGATTTACTCGACTTAGTAAATGATATGACTCGAGGTAAGGCACCTGCCTTTCCTGGAGACTATTACATAATTAGTAATGATGCTCATCGTTTAGATGATATATCATACTACCCAAATTCCTTTAAGGGAGTATTAAATTACCTTAAAGATGTTGATTATATTATGAGTTATATTAAACTCAAGCAATCACCTGGCTTTTATGTATATTTACATAAAATGCTCTTTACTATTATTTCTTCATTTAACATTAGTGAAGAATTTTATGATCAAAACGAAGAGAAGATAATACAAATTCTCTTATTACCTGTATCTCTAGGTCAAGTATACGAACGTATGAACCCAACACCAGATGTGATGGAAGTTTATGCTCAAGAATTACTTGAACAATTAAGAAATGAATCCAAAGATCCTTCACAGGAATTTTGGGATCTGTTTAATCAAGTTGCTTTAGATATTAAAAGCAAGAAATCCTCAAATAACATCTATGTACATAACATCATAGATGCCCTCTATAAAACTAAAAGGAAAGTTGATTTTTCTTATAGAAATTCAGACTACTATCTAACTGCAAAAGCAAGTACGATAGCATTTAAGTTTGATGATGAAAAGAATTACCATAAAGTAAATTCATTATTCTCATCTATTATTGAAGTCGATAACATTAAAGATATCGATGAAGTCAGAAGATTTGATAACTATATAGGATATCAATCCGGTTATTGGGAAGCATTTCAGATTCCTGAAAATCTTTCTATTAATCAAGGTATAGTAATCACATCAATGATCCCTAACCCTGGTAAATATAAACCTAGGGGAATTCATATAGGAATGAATTCAATCCAAGATAGATGTAAATATCTCCATAGAATATGGGCATATTTCTTAAATCTCATTGATTCATGCTGTATGATAAAGCACATCAAAGGAGTTGAGTTCCTGAAGAGGGTCTCTCTTCCGCAATATAGACAGGATAACATGAATAATATCTTCGTATCCGACTTTTCTAATGCAACTGATACTCTAAATCAAGAATTTCAGTGTAAAGTTATTGAAGTTCTCTTTGGAGAAATCTTTTCAGATTTTTGGAAGGTTATCTCTAAACTTCCAAAGAAATTTAGACATCCAATTGATAAACAATTGGAGGATTATATACAGATGACCGGACAGCCCCAAGGGCTTCTTGGATCATTTGATGCTTTTTCAATGGCACACATATATTTAATATGTATGTTAATGAAAAAGTTCCATATGGAGAAAATACCACTGTCAGAGACAGCTGTAATTCTCGGAGATGACTCAGTAGTTTCTTATCCTCAGGATAGAGAATCTAAAGGGTTATATTCCACTACCTTCTATGAATACCATTCATGGTTATGTCAAGAAGTTAGTTTAATCAAAAATGACTCAAAGACAGGTAAATCTTTCTTTGATTCAACAGGAGATTATTCTCATAAAGTATTAGACTTTGCGAAAATAAGCATTAGAGATGGAGTTTTCATAACTCCAATTCCTTATGGTCTCCTCTCATCTTATTCAAAGAAGAGAGGTTTTACTGATATACAGTTAACACTTTGGTTAAACTCCAAAGGCTTAACTTACAATAAACTTTTATATTCTCAAATATTAAGAGCATATAATGATTACCCTTACGAGATGATATCTGTATTATCAATAGTATCATCCGGTGAGATAGGATTCTTGAAAGAATTCAAGAATGAAGGTATATATTCGAAAATTGATAGATCAATTTCCGGACTTTCATTATATTCCTTTTATATTAATCAGCTTAAAAGGACATTTCTATCTTCTATTTTGTCTGATTCAAAGAAAGATAAAATAGATGAAGGAACTTCATTCATCGATAAAGCATTCAAAGCTCTCGATGAAGATTTTTATAATAGTAATAAATTAACTAAATTATTACCTTTAGTACCTTGTAACCATAAATATAATATTATGTTACAAGAGAATATGCAACTGGCTGAAGATCTTCAAACAGTATTGAGCTCCCCAAATTTGGAGGAATTGTCTACAAATTTGGCTATTATGATAAATGAGGATTATAAACCCTTATTTGAATACTGGATAACACTTAATAAAGAGATTAATAAGTGTATAGAAGAAGATGATGAGAATATTTGGCAATTATTCTCATATCAAGATTATAGTGCCTTTAAAGATTTGTCTGATCCTTTAAAGAACTTTCAGATTAAATCGATGACAAAAGAGTCATCGAATTCAACTAAACTATTGAAATCATCTGCGAAAGAGACGTTTCATATCATTAAGAAATCTAGAGTTTTATCCCAAGATTTTATAGATTGTATAACCCCTGTTATTCAGGAATTATACAGTTTTCTAGATATACCTTATTAATTTAAAGGTATAGTTATAGTTGATCTGATGTGAAGACAGATCAATGGTTTGGACTGACCATAATTAAATAGTCAAGTTTGATGTATTGTTGATGCCAATCAACAGTCTTAAACGGGAATAAAGCTCTTTGAGCAAAGGGATAAAT